GTGTGTTGCAAATTGATAGTATTGATAGTGTAATTTTACCAAAAGGTGCATCAGCAGACCGTAATAGCACACCAGTAACAGGTATGTTACGTTATAACACTGACACAAACAGTTTTGAAGGTTATAACGGACAGTGGGTATCGTTGCATGATGGATTACAAGATGGCGACGGTGATACAAAAATTACACCAGAATTAATACCTGGAGCCAATGATAATGTTATAAGATTCTACAATGCAGGGGCTTTAACAGCAGATTTGACTAGCCAACGGTTTAGCACCAATAAATTGATTGTTGATGATATAGAAATCGACGGTAATGAAATTAAAACGATAACTACTAATGCAGACTTAGTATTATCTGGTAATGGAACTGGTGGAATTGTACTTGATTACTTCAAATTTGATGCTAATTCAATTACAAACACAGTTTCAGATAGTGTAACACTTTTCAATTCAACTGGAACAGGTTACTACAAGTTTGCAGGAACAGGTGGAGTTGTAATACCAACCGGTAACAACGTTCAGCGTCCAACAACAAGTTATGCTGAAACAGGCATGATGAGATACAATAACGAAGACGATCGTGTTGAGATCTATGATGGAACAAACTGGGCTAGTGTTGCAGGTTCAAGCGGTGGAATAAGTAGAAATGATGCTGAAGGCATCGCACTAGAATTTGTATTAGTATTAGGATAAAGATATGGCAACGTTTTTTAGAACAAAAGTAATTAAAGACATAGGAACACAAAAGATTGTAGTGTTTGAAGTACCAGCGGCAACTAACGCAACAGTTATCGGACTGAACTTAGCAAACATTACAGACTTTTCAGTAACAGCAAGTGTATTAATTAAAGATGATGGAAGTGTTGAAGGATTTTATGTTAAAGATGTTATGATACCTCCCCAAACGGCATTCAAGGCAATGATTGGTGGAGAAAAGATTGTTTTGCCAACAGGACATCAATTAATAGTACAGTCTAGTTCAACTGCCAGCGTTGATGCTGTTGTAAGTTATGTGGATATACAGTAAGGAGAAATAAATGAGTCAATATGCAGGAAATGATGTAACAAGTGTAACCGGAAACATTGACGGTAGATATATGTATGCCTTACGTAGAACAGATCAAGGCGAATTATTTTTTACAAAGATTGATCAAATGGACTCAAACGCAAGTATACAAATTAATAAACCCGGAGATCCAGAACAAAATTACAATGATTTTGAACAAGGTATAGATTTCTTTGAGGGTAGAGATCAAAATCATGAAATTGTTTATCCTAATTTAAATTATGAACAACTAAGATGGGATAATAGACATATTAATTATTATGTAAATGCAGACGGAGAATTTATTCTTAAATTTAATGAGCATCATGAATATCCAACAGATGTAAGCAGTGACGGATTAACAGATTACAACAAAAACTTTTATCAAATTACTGTTGCCGCTGGTACAAATAGATATGGTGCTGGAAACAAATATTACATAAATGGAATTAACAGTCCAACACTTAATTTATATGAAGGTCAAACATATACGTTTGGACAAAGTAATTCAACAAATTCAACACATCCTTTGAGATTTTCTACAACTTCTAATGGTATACATGCAGGCGGAGTAGAATATACAAATGGTGTAACAATATTTGGCGAAGCCGGCGTCGAAGGTAGTTATGTTAAGTTTAAGGTGCCAGTCAATGCACCAACTCTATACTATTACTGCGTTAATCATCCAGGCATGGGCGGACAAATAAATACACTTACATAATTGGTGAACAGGAAAAACAATGGCAGAATTTAGAATTGATAGAATTAGATTTAACTGGAAAGGTCCATGGGTTACCGGCACAGCATATAGAAAAGATGATGTTATAAGTTATGGTGGTAAAGTTTTTGTTGCTTTATCAGGACATACAGCAAGTGCAGACTTTAACACAGATTTAGACTTTCTTGTAGCAGGAGAATCAACACCTAAATGGGAACAAATGGGTGATGGTAAAGCATGGCAAGGCGATTGGCAACCAGAAGCATTCTATAAAGTAAATGATGTTGTAAAATATAGAGGTATAATTTATTTCTGTATTGATAGTCATACTAGTGCCTCTACATTAAGTTCTGGATTAGAGAATGATGATGGTAAATGGTCTCCTTTTGCTAAAGGAGCAAACTATCTTGCATTATGGACTGCAAGTACAATTTATAAGAAAAATGATTTAGTTAAATATGGCGGTCAACTTTATAGTTGTTTAATAGACCATACAAGTAATTCAGTTGAACAAGGTTTAGAAGCAGATCAATCTAAATGGGCAACATATAATAGAAGTGATAATTGGCAAGGTGCTTGGTTAGAAAACACAAGATACAAAGTTGATGATATTGTACGTTACGGAGGTAATGTATATCGTTGTATTGTTGGACATACTAGTAATAGTGACATTAGAGAAGGTATTGGTTCTGATTTAGGTGACGACTCAACAGCGGCAAAGTGGGAACTAGTTGTTGAAGGTATTGAATACAAAGGTGACTGGTCAGGAACACAATGGTATAAAACAAATGATATTGTAAGATACGGTCCAAACTTGTACATTGCTAAAAGAGGTATGAGTGGTACAGACACATTTAATGATACTGCTGATTGGGAAATTTGGTTACCAGGATTAGGATTTGAAGAAATATGGCATCCTAATGAAGTTTATCAACCAGGTGACATTGTGCAGTATGGAGGATATACATATACTGCTTTAGAAATTAACATAGGATCAAATCCTAGTGCATTTGGCTTAGAACAAGATGGTGTAGGTGCTGACTGGGAAGTACTTATACGTGGATACAAAATGAAAGGCGAATGGGATATAAGCAATAATTATGCTCCAGGTAGTGTTGTACGCAAAGGCGGATACTTGTACGAAGCGTTAGTTAATATTTTAGCAAATGAAGTTATTGAACCAGGCGACCCAGATACAGATACATCATCAAAATGGAAATTACTTGTAACAGGTATTGCTTGGAAAGGTGAATGGAAAGAATCTCAAGGTACAGGAGAAGATAGTTCATTCTTCCAATATTATCCAGGTGAAGTTGTAATGGACGAAAGTGAAACTTACATTTGTAAAAAACAACATTACAGTAATCTATATGAAGCAAGACCAAGAATTGATACAGATACACTAACTGGTAACGATTATTACTGGACAAAATATATGGGTAATAACGAAACTAGTGCTACAAATAACGTGCTACGTTATAGAGGTGATGTTAGAACATATGCAACTAAAGATGATGGAAGCACATTAGGGACAGCAAGACTAGCAATAGGAAATTCAGGCGAACTACTAAAAGTTGACGAAGATAATACTTTAAAATATGAAAATTTATTTGAAATTAATAAGGTTTGGTATGTAAGCACACAAGGTGAAGATTTACCTACGTCAGGTAAAAACCCAGCAACACCTTTCAAAACAATTAAGTATGCACTACAATTTTTACAAGGTAATTTAGCAGAAAGAACTCCTGCTACAGTATTTGTTGCAACTGGTGCATATAAAGAATTACTACCAATGGTTATTCCACAAGATGTTGCTGTTGTTGGTGACGAATTGCGTTCAACTGTTGTAATGCCAGCAGATGGATATGAATTAGACAACATGTTTTACATGCACAACGGTTCGGGATTACGTAATATGACATTACAAGGTTTATCAGGAACACTAGGACAACCAAATGATAATTTAACAAGAAGACCAACAGCGGGTGCTTATGTTTCATTAGATCCAGCAACTGGACCTGATGCTACTTATGCACATATATCAACAAAATCACCATATGTACAAAACGTTACAACGTTTGGAACAGGGTGTATAGGAATGAAAGTTGATGGAGACTTACACAGTACAGGAAACAAATCAATTGTTGCTAACGACTTTACACAAATCTTAAGTGATGGTATAGGTTATTGGGCAAACGGTGATGGTAAATCAGAACTTGTGTCTGTGTTTACTTACTATTGTCATATTGGATATCTTGCAACTGCTGGTGGTAAAGTTCGTGCATTGAATGGTAACAACTCATACGGAGAGTATGGTTGTGTTGCTGAAGGATACGACATTGACGAAGTTCCTATTACTGGAACAGTAAACAACAGAAGTAAAGAAGCACAAGTTTATCAAACTTATACAGACAATAATGAAGTGCATGGTGTTGCGTATACACACGCAGGTGAAGGTTATACAAATGCAACAATGACAATTTCAGGAAATGGTCAAGGAGCAAGTGCAATTTTTGATGAATTTAGAAATGGTGCAGTAAAGCAAGTGTTTGTTACAGAAGAAGATTCAAACTTTATTGGTGGTAGTAATTACACATTCAAAGCAAACAAAGCACAAATTGGGACTACAACTACACTAACACTTAGTGGAGCAGAAGATACAACTGATCCTGCAGAGTATATCGGGCAAAGATTGTTTATATATGCTGGTAAAGGCGCAGGACAATATGGTAAAATTTCAGACTACAATACTGTTAGTAAAATTGCTACTGTAGAAAAAGAATGTAACGGAGAACCAGGATGGGAGCATGTAGTTGGACAACCTATTCAATCATCATTAAATGATACATCACGCTATTACATCGAGCCAAGAGCAGTAATTTCAGAACCTTCTTATCAAATACAACCAGCAGGCTTAGGCGGAACATCGCCGGCTTGGAAAGGTATTGTTAGAGGAACTTATAACAGCCAAGATATTTGGGTAGCAAGTCATCCTGAAGGTGTTAGTATTAGTACAGACGGGAATGGTTGGTCTCATACAGATAGAACCGCGAAAGGCGGATTTGTTGCTATTGGTAACGGAACTATTGCATTAGTTAACCCAGATGGAAATGTAAACACAGGTTCTCAAAGTTCAGACGGAGGTGCTACTTGGAGTGATACAACTTGTGGTCTAAGTGCAACAAACACACTTACAGGACTAGCAGGACAAGATACTGTAGGTAACTTTATGGTAGGTACATATATCGACTCAGGAGGTCCATCAACTGGTGTAATTAGATCAACAGATGGTGGTAACAGTTGGGGTGCAGGCGGAACTTTGCCAAATGCTGATTATTATACAGACGTTACTTATGGTAATGGAAAATTTGTAGCCATTGCAGGTACAGCGGCTAATCCAAGTAATAATGCGGCATATTCGACAGACGATGGTTCAAGTTGGACAGCAGTAACTCTTCCGGCAACAAGTGCTTGGTCAAAAATTATATATGCTAAAGATAGATTTGTTGCAATGACAGCAAAAACAGATAGTAGTACAGCAGAAACAGCAGTAAGTCATGACGGTATTACGTGGCATGCAGGAAGTATAGAACCAGGTGAATGGACTGGTATAGGATATGCACAAGGAACATTCTGTGCAGTCAAAAGTGATACAGGATCTCAATCAGATGTTGTTGCGTTTAGCAGAGACGGATATCATTGGAAAACAAAATTATTACCAGCAGGGTTTGAAACTCGTGCAGGTGTAGCAGGTGCAAGAACAACAAGTGATTGGATTGTTTTAACATCAGGTGAATCAAACGCTGATAAAATTACATATGGTACACAAGCACTTTGTAGACCAATTGTTGGTAGCGGAAGAATTGGAACGTTTATTTTACATGAGCCAGGTGCTGGTTATAATGCTGGTACTCCTCCTACTGTAATTGTACATGATAATAAAAATGCATTAGATGTAACGACACGAGCAGAAGTTGCAAATGGAGTATTACCTCAACCTACTATGCAGAACAAAGGTACTGGTTACTTTAGATCATCAGCAGAAGTAACACAGGGTGATGGTTATGCGGAAATTTTACAAATTGCAGATGAACTAATTTTAGAAAATATTAGTAAACTTCCAGGTCCTGGAGATAATATTAGTATTACAGGAATTGACGGAGTAACGTACTTTGTTGTTAAAATAAAAGAACAGACAGGTATTTTAGGAAATTACAATTTAAAATTACAAATTAGTCCAAACTTAGGACGACAAGAAGCACCAGTGCATGGTGAAAGTATAATTATTAGACAACAATATAGTCAAATACGTCTAACAGGACATGATTTCTTAGACATAGGTACTGGTAACTTTAGTAGAACAAATTATCCAGGACTTTATGTATTTGGTTATAATCCAGATGAAAATGCAGAGCCAAAACAATTTAACGAAGTTTTACAATATGATGGCGGTCGTGTTTTCTACACAAGTACTGACCAAGATGGTAACTTTAGAGTAGGTGAACTATTCGAAGTTGAACAGTCAACAGGTACAATTAGCATTAATGCTAGTTTCTTTGAACTTGATGGTCTTGAAGAACTTAGACTTGGTGGTGTTGTATTAGGTGGTACAGGAGCAGTTATTAGAGAATTTAGTACAGATCCAACATTTGCGGCGAATTCTAACAATATTGTACCAACACAGAGAGCAATCGGCAAATATGTAACAGCAAGAGTATCATCAGGTGGCTCAGATCTTAAAGTTAACAGGCTAAATGCTGGTAATATTAGTTTTGAAGGTAACAAAATCTTTAAACCTTTAGGCGGAACTATTACATTTAATGCCCCAGTAAGTATCCAGGGCGGAGCAGGAACAGTTGGTGGAGATATGGCGGCACAAGCATACTTTACATCAGGTAGTCCTGATGCACCAGGTGGATTTCCAGGAATGGGCGATGATTAAAGATAATGATAAATATAACGTATACGGTGGAGTAACCAATGGCAGAATTTAAATTAGGTAGAATTAGATTTATTTGGAAAGACGAATGGTCTGAAGCAACCACTTACTACAAAGATGACGTGGTAAGATATGGCGGTAAAACGTTTATGTGTGTAGTAGGACACATAGCCCAAACTGACTTTATGTTGGATTTAAATAATTCTACACCTAAGTGGCAACAGTTTGCAGACGGTCAAACTTGGAGAGGTGACTGGGCAACTGGTGCAGTTTATAGAATTAATGATATTGTAAAATATGGCGGACAACTTTACATTTGTAATACAGGACACATTTCAGACGCAAGTGCTATTGGTGGTTTGGAAAGTAATCTAGGTGATGATAGTACTGCGGCATTTTGGGATTTATACGGTGAGGGCTTCGACTACAAAGGCAACTGGGCAATCAACACACGTTACAAAGTAAATGATATTGTAAAATATGGATCAAGAATTTATATTTGTACAACTTATCATGTAAGTGCGCCAAATCTTACATCAGGATTAGAATTAAATCAAGCATCATGGGATATTATTAGTGATGGCTTCATGTGGAAAACAGATTGGGCAACTGGTACACGTTACATAGTAGGCGACTTAGTTAAGTATGGCGGACAAGTTTATTCATGTAACACTGGACACACTTCAGCGGCAACTGGTACACTTGGACTTGAAGCAGATCAAGCAAAGTGGGATTACTTCCATAAAGGTATTGAATACTTAGGCGAGTGGGCAAGTGGATATAGATATAAAATTAATGACGTTGTAAAAGATTCCGGTGGATTATGGATTTGTACAACTTATCATACTTCAACTGTCGCGGCAGATTTAAAAACCGATGAAGCAAACTGGGCACAATTTGTTCCAGGATTAGAATTTGAAGATAGTTGGGGACCTTATTCAGACTATCAACCAGGTGACATTGTAACATACGGTGGATACACTTATGTTTCAAAAACAAATAACACAGAAAAACATCCAACAGATAATCCAAGTGACTGGGACGTATTCGCAACTGGATTCAATCT